TATACCAATCCCGTTTCCTTTTATATACGGTTTTGCCATTTGGAATGTGTGATTCCACCCTTTAATTTTTTGGGGTATTTGGTCTGCGGATCCTAAAATATTAATTGTTCTTTTTTGCATATTCTGTTAACCATTTTTCTAAAGCAGGTCCATCTAAAGGTTCTGGGGTCATCCATTCTTGAACTCCATGAGTTGACGCCCACTTGCCACTTGGCAGTTGATATGCATTGTGTTTTGGTTCTTCAACATGTCTACCAACCATGTATCTCCGTGTGCCAGGCCCAAATGGTTTGATTTCGGATTGGACTACAATCAGATCAAGATCGTCTATCCACTTTATCATTCTATTCATGTGTTTCATAACTGTACTTATCTGTATTTTGGAGGGAGTGACTTAGGCACTGAATAGATTGATTGCTTCTTTTTTCCAATCATCTGAGTAGTCACAGTTTCTGTAGCCGTCGAACCACGGTCCACCTTCGGTGTAGTGCAATATCTTTGGAGATCCGTCCTCTGGTTCTCTGTACCAGCCGACTAGCCAATTGTAGTGATGAGGTAATTCTCCTATATCTGAATCTTCAAGCCAACTAAATCTGTGTAGGTATTTGGGTGTTTGTTGGTTTAGAAACTCAGGAGTAAGGATACTATTTTTTGGATGCTCACAGTTCCAAAGGACCATGCTTGACCAATTCTTTCTTGGGTATTGTGTTTGTACTTGTCCGTCCATTTTAGTTGTTTCTTTTGGCGTGTAGTCGTGCTGTACACAAACAACTGCTTTGCTTGGATCCATATATTTGACAAGCGTATGACTTGGAATTTTCCATAAGAAGTCACAGTCACAAAACACTGCCCAGCCCTTGAAATTGTTCATGTAAGGTACAAAGAATCTAGTAAAAGTAAACTGTGTAGTTGCAAGTTTATCTGGCTCACGTGTGTAGATACCTTGTTCTCTCATCTCGTTTTGTTTTAATGGTATAACTTCTGCTGATGGATCTCTACGTTTGATAGAGTGTTCGCACACTTGGTATGCTATGTCTTCTCTTGAATCCCAGCCTACGTATATCTTCATTTGGATAATATCTCGTGTATTTGTTTCCAATTATTTACACGTATTACGTCGGGGTGATTGAAATCTCTGTTGTATGGGTGGTCGATTAATATAGGCTTTAAACCGTATTTGAGCCCGTCTAAAGCGTTCTTAGGCTTGTCCTCCACCCAATACAGTCCGGTGTTGTGAAACTCGGCTAATGCTGAATCTTTGTCGGCTCCTGTGTCTAAAATATGGTAATTTGTAAAGATATGATCTCCGAATAATTCTCCCATTCTCTTCTTACGTAAACACTGTGCCGGTATGTCTGATGTCTGTGATGTGATTGGAACAAATGTCCATCCTTCGGCGGCGAGTAATTTTACCCATGTTTGAGAATCTGGCATTGGTGCCTGATTGCCCATCCAAGCACTTTTATTAAATTCTCTTATTTCTTTTCGTACTTCAGTTTTAGTAAGGCCAAAACGCTCAGCCATTTCGTATGTGTTTTCTTTGTTGTCTAATAGCGTGTATGGGTAAATTTTTTTACCAATATAACCTTCACCAACTTCCTTGTTAAAATAAGATCTTTGAAGCATCCATTCTGTAAAATGGTTTTCCCATTCTAGCAATACACCGTCTACGTCTGTTAAGATTATTCTATTATTTGATGTCGGCATCTTCCATTCCTGCTACTCTCAACTTAACAATGTTTGTTATCTGCCATTGTTTTTGATCTAAACCTTTGGTGATGCCTAACCATTGATTTCTTATCAATGCAAAGTCATTTATAATTTTATCCATGTCGACGACATCGTCTTCTCCGTCCACATACTTCTCTGCATCTCTACTTGATAGTGCTCTGTTGTAGTTTTCTAGATATTTCCTGAAAGTTTTGGATCTTAATCTTCTTAATTCTATGTTTAGATATTCTAGTATTGCTTCTAGTTGTTGCAGTTGGCTGAATCTTTCTTCTACTATTCCTGGTAATGAGGCACTTGCCCTCTCAAGATTGCCGTATATTTTGCACTGTTTTTTTGCTTCTAGTAATTCCTTGTCAAAGTATGCAACACAGTCTGGTATTTTATCTAGGTTTCTGCTTACTTCGTTGTACCAGTTTATCATTCATCCTCACTATAACCATCTTCGTCTACTTCTTCTTCCTCGAACACAGTGTTAATTGCTTCTTCAAGTTTTGGATCGTATTCTGCTGACGCTTTTAATTCGTCATGTTCTACACCGATATCTTCAAGACTTTTAATGAAGTCTATTGCACAGTCCAGTTTTTGTCTTTCAGGTACATAATGCACTACAGAGTTCCAAAGACGTTCAATGTCTTCGTGTGTAAAATCAATCATTATTTTTCTTTTTTAGTTTTTGTTTTTGTTTCAACTTCGATAGGGGCATCTGTGTCCTCTACTTCTGTAGGTACTTCTTCTTTAAACTCAGCCATTATCATATCTAATTTATCACCAACCCATGCTTTTCTGAATTCTATGTGCTCCTTACCCGCTTTATCGATATATTTCAGTCTGTTTCCTGTTTGAACTAATAAACCTTTTTTCTCAAACAAGTCAACTAATCCACTGTATGGGTTCATTCCTGTTTCATATGGAATCTTAACTTGTACACCTTCAAACGGTTTAGCATATCTAGTTTTCATAACTTTACAAGCGGCTCTAATACCTCTTACGTCAGTAACTTTATTGCCTGCTTCGTCTTCTTTAAGTTTTAGTTTTTTCATTGCAACAACAATACTTGATGCATAAATGAATCCTTGTCCGCCTGATATCTTGTCATCCGGATCAAACATGTCCTGAGATGCATACGTATGATTAGTTGCTATAAGTCCAACGTTCCAACTACCGAACATGTTAACACAGTTTCTTACAAGGGCTGTCAATGCCTTGGGTTTTCTACCCAAATCACCTTTCATGTCACCTGCTTCAAACTGATTAACGTCTGTTGGTGTAAGCATCATACCCAAACTGTCTATGACAAATAGTACTTTAGGTGCACCTTCTTTGTTGTCTGCGTGTTGCTCTTTGTACCCTTTCATGAATTCTGAAACAGTTTTTGCTACGTCATCAACCATGGACATACTTAATTTTAAAAGTTTGTCTTCTGATGTGTCCACTTTTAATGCCTGTAACCATTTTTCATCTAGTGCATTCTCTGTATCAATTAATATAACGAAGATGCCTTGATCTTGTGCATTCTTAATTATATTACCTGATGCTATGTAGGACTTACCTGCTCCTGATTCACCTGCAAGTACTGTGACCTTGCCTAACGGAATACCTCTGTTGAAATCACTGGTCATCAAATAGTTTAATGCGTAATTTCCTGTTGATATCCAATCAGTTGGATCACTGAATCCTATACCTAGTCCTTGGATTGATTTTGTAATACTTTTTCTAAACTTTGTTGCGTCAAATACTTTTGTCATTTTTTTAGTTCCTTTCTACTATTATATTCGCTTTACTGTCTTTTGTCAAATGTTCTATGTTCATAGACTCTATTTTACCAATTGGCAATAAACCAATTCCGTTTTTCTTCTCTTCATGATTGATTTTGTTATCCTTACACCAATCTATAAATTCTTTATCAAAAATATTTTCTTTGTCTGCGAGTGAAATTTGTATGTCAGCACCTATGTAATGATTATTTTTTGTTGCATTGTAATCAACTGGTAAGTTATCTTGCCATAGATCAATATAACTTTTGCCTAGCTCGTTGTATGCTAGATATACTTCGTTTTTTGTTGTATGAAATTGTATTAGATCATACTCATCATTAGTTAATTTGATTCGTGGCATTGTTTCTCTTTTTTTAGTCCACTGTATAGGAAGTATGTTTTTGCTTGGTTCATTTTCTAATGCATGTACACAAAAATTTAAATTTCTAATGTCCTCTTTTATATCTTCAGGTGCAATTTTCATAAGTTTAGTGGGATTGTCAAACTCACCGGATAGTTTTTCAAATGCTATGTGCAAGGTGTTGTACAAGTTTTGTTCATTCCAATCAATTTGTTTTGGTATTTTTATAAAATCTTTTTTTAAAAAACCGTTAATGTTCGTAACAGCATCTAGCAACATGTCTTTGATCTCATCACGTGTACGTAAACCAAAGAATGATCTTACATGATCTATGTCCTCACCGTCGCCGACATAAATGGATTCAATCAGTTTTTTCCATTTATGGGCGACGGTGTGATCATAAAGATCTATACGAAATGCGGGTATGCCATCAACTTCGTATAACATTTGTCAGATTATTTTGCTTGTCTTGATCT